GGCATGGGAACCAATACCCTCGGCCGGCCTCGGCCTTTGCCATATCGATGTCGGCTTCGGCTTCGGCCTTTGTGGCCTTATCAATCAATGCCAAACATCCGGGCCCGGCATGGGGAGTGAACAAACCCCAAAGCGTTGGGCCGTCCGAATCTTTGGCCAATGGCCGCAATTCCGAGCATGGCCGCACAATCGGAAGAATGGCCTCATATCCCAAGGCCGTTAGCTGATTGGTACGCATTGCGTATCCCCTTTCGATTCGGCCGGCGTTGGTTGGCCTTTCCCTTTCCCCTTTCCTCGGGCCTTCGGTTTGGTGCGCCGGCATGAGGCCAAGATAGTGGCCGAGCTCGGCGGATTGTCGGCAATCGGCCGACATGCCGAAGGCAAGGGGCAAGGCCGAAGGCAAGGCCAACCGATGCCGAGCTCACCAACCAACGGCAAACCGTCACAGTGACGAAACCGTGGCCGAGGCCCCTTGCCTTCCCTGCGAATCAATCTGCCGGCAACCGTCCCGGGCCCGTGGCCTTCCCCTTGGCGCCCGAGCTCTACGGCCGCACCAACGGCCGGCCTCATGGCCTCGGGCCTCGGGCCTTGGCCTTATGTATGCGCGAGCTCGGCCGAGCTCGGCCCGTTGGGCCTTCCCCTTGGGGCCTTGGCCGTTGGCCCATGCCGGCCGGCCCTAAAGATGCCGGCAATGATTGGGGCAAAGATTGGGCAATAAATAGCATCAAAGATTGATCTATCAATCATCGAATAACATTGATGGTTTTCACTAAATAGAATCGAACGGCCGAGGCCAAATAAATGGGCAGTTTGGTCCCTGGTTTTTCCTTCCAACCCCGACCCCCCGACCCCACCCCCCCAGGGGGGGCTGTGAAGGTGCTCTCACGATTCTGGCTCAAAATAACAGCCCTCGAACATGTGTTCGGTGTGGGAAAACCGTCCCTCACCTGCACCTCCCGCTACTCTGGGCCCCGGCTCAGACAAGGTAGGGCAATGACACTCGACCAATGGGCGGACGACCACGGGCACGCCCCGCACCAACCGACCATCGGCCAATGGCTCACCGAACGACCCGACCTCCGCGAAGAAATCATCGACGGCTGGCGGCGCGGCTACACCGCCGCCACCATCGCCTCCTACCTGCAGGACAAACACGACTGCCCCTACAACATGCCCAGCATCCGAGGCTATCTGGTGGTGATCGCAGGTGCCCGCGGACGAACATGAACTGAACCTCGAGGCCTACGCCTCCTTCGAAGCTCTCAAACGCGAGCACCGGCTGCTCATCCGCAAACACAACGACGCCGTCGCCACCAAGACCGACCTCGAACGGATCATCACCGACGCCGCCCGGGCCTCCTTCACCGCCATGGAGCCCCCTCGCCCGAGCCGGCCAGCCACCGACCGGCGGCGCAAAGACGAGGAGGTGGCGATCGTCACCTGCGCCGACTGGCAGATGGGCAGAGTGACCCCCGACTACAACATCGAAACCTGCGAAGAACGGATCAACCAGTACGCTGAAAAGGTCCGCACAATCACCGACATCCACCGCGCAGATCATCCCGTGAAAAAGGCGCATATTTGGCTGCTCGGTGACCTAGTTGACGGGGAACAAATCTTTAGCGGTCACCCCTACGAACTCGACAGCAGCCTCGTAGACCAGGTTGTAACCAACGGCTCGAGGATCCTCCGCAACTTCATCTTCGAGATGCTTGAATACTTCGACGAACTCCGGGTCGTTGGGGTCGTCGGAAACCACGGGCGGATAGGCAAGGTCGGAGTCTTCAACCCGGACACCAACGCCGACCGCATGCTCTACCTCGTCACCCGCGAATATTTCAGGGCAGCCGGCGAGGACCGCATCGAGTGGGTCATTCCTCGAGCCCACCGCGGGGACCGGGGTTGGTACCATGTGGACATCGTCGGCAACTACCGGGGGCTGCTCATCCACGGCGACCAATACCGCGGAGGGTCATCCTTCTTGGGGATCCCGTTCTACAGCATGGGGAAGTCCCTCAAGTGGGCGGACATGGCCCGCCTGGGCGACATGGAGCCCTTCCAGGATGTCTGGTGCGGGCATTGGCACCGCGTAGTGCGGGTGCCGGTCGGGTCGATCGTGGTCCGAGTGTGCGGCACCCCCATGTCCACCGACCCGTGGTCGATCGAAACCCTCGCCGCTTCGGCACGGCCCGCACAGGTGCTCGCCTACTGCCACCCGATGGACGGCCGGATCACCGCCGAGTACGAAGTGAACCTCGACTGATGCAGTATGTGAAGGGCTCCACCGTCAAGCCCGAACAGGGGCCCCTCGATCATGGGCCCGGTCGGGTCTGCGCCCATCGAGGCTGCAAGGTCCGCCTGTCCCGCTACAACGACCAGGACCGCTGCTTCGTCCACTGGAAGCTGCAGTACGGCCGGGTCCGTGGCGTCACCACCCCACCCTGATAGACTGGTGGGGTCATCCAGGGCGGACCTCCGCTCTCAATCGATAGACCGCAGCAGAAGGGCCCACCGTCGGGCCCTTCTGCTATCCTGGATGGGCACAGAGCACCTTCACTCTGTGGGGACGCCAGGGGAGCCCGACCCGAGCCGGTCGGGCTCCTCCCTATACCGGCTCCCCGAACTCTGCCCGGAGGCGCCTACGGGCCTTCATGGCAGCTTTCGAGGGCAGCCGACTCTCTTCCACGCTCGAGATCCACTCTGCGGTGTTGGTGGCGATCGCTGCCGGCCTGCGGGGCGGCTGAGGATCCTGCACGGCCCCTTCCGTGTCGGCCCACAGGACTCCGTTTGAGATCCACCAGCGCATGAATGCTCCGTCTTTCGCCCCTTGAAGGTACCATGAACGGACATGGTTACTTGGGAACCGGCCCCAGCAGCCCCCTCACGGGTCGCTGAGGCCCTCGACGACCACAATTTGACGCCCTGGGAGCGACTCCCGGGCGAAACCTCTGCCGCTTTCGAGGCTTTCGAGGCCTACCGCGACTTGGGGCCCACTCGTTCCGTCCCGAAGGTCGTGGAAATGGGCTTTCCGAGCACTTCCAACGCCTGGTGCGCCAAGAACATGTGGGTTGAGCGTTGCCGGCGCTGGGACGAGCATGTTTCCCGTATCAGACGGCAGTCCTACATCAGCGGGATCGAGGAAATGGCCTATCGCCATGCCGAAACGGCCGCAGAAACGATCGAGGCCCTCATGGCGCCCGTCAAGGCCCTCAATCAGCGCATCAAAGAGCGCCCAGAAGAGGCCAAAGAGGAACTCGACGGCGCTTCGATCCGCAAGATCATGGAACTCGCTCAAGCCTCGGCCCGAAGCCTACAATCCGTGATGAATGCGGAGCGTCTAGCCCGTGGTTTGCCGACCGAAATCTCCCAGAAGGACGAGGAGCATGTCCACCGAATCGAGTACGGCGACCCAGAGCGGCTTGCAGCAACCCTCGAGACATTTGCTGGAACTGGTCTCCTCAATGCCCTCATGGCAAAGGGAGGAACTGGCGAGATCATTGACGCCGAGGCTTACGAAGTGGATCCCGATCACTCCGTGGCCGAAGCAGATGGCGTTTCTGATAGCGCCGCATAAGGAGATCCTGTACGGCGGGGCAGCGGGTGGCGGCAAATCGGAGGCAGGCCTCGCAGGTTTCGCCCAATACGCCGACATTCCGGGCTACAAGGGCGGCATCTTCCGACGCACCTACGCCGACTTGAAGAAACCGGGCTCTCTGATCGCTCGTTCGAAGGAATGGTGGCAGAACACCGACGCCCGCTACTCCACCCAAGACCACGCCTGGTATTTCCCCTCCGGTGCAGTCCTCCAGTTCGGCTATCTCGAACATGAGGACGACAAGTACAACTACCAGTCCTCCGAATACCACTACATCTTCTTCGACGAACTCACCCAATTCTCCAAGACCCAATATGTGTACCTGATCGGCCGAACACGCCGCCTCACCCGGGAAACAATGCTCCAGAAGTACGGTGTGGACATCGAAATCCCTCTCCGTATCCGTTCGGCCTCCAACCCGGGCGGTGTCGGCCACGCTTGGGTGAAAGAGCGGTTCATCGGCACCAAATCCAAGCCGGTTCGCCACCCTAACCGCCTGTACATCCCGGCCACCCTCGAGGACAACCCTTCTCTCGATCAGGAGACCTACCACGAGAACCTGATGGAACTGGACCCGATCACTCGGGCCCAACTCCGTTACGGCGATTGGGAGTCGGACCTTCAGGGCAACAAGTTCCAGGAATCCTGGTTCGTCAAGCACGAGGTCGTCCCGCACAACCAAAGGTTCCAGACTCTCCTTCGCTATTGGGACACGGCGGCTACGGAACCGAAGAAGGGCCAAGACCCCGACTACACGGTCGGTACCCTCTACGCTCTCGACTTCAACAACGAGTTCTGGGTGCTCGATGTGGTCCGCTTCAGGGGCACACCCGCCCAGAACGAGGACCGGATCCTCTCTACGGCCCGCAAGGACGGTGTCGGTGTCGAAGTCTGGATGGAGCAGGAGCCCGGCGCTTCAGGCAAACACTCCATCGACCATTACCGCCGCAATGTCCTCTACGGCTTCTCCTTCTACGGGGTCCGCACCACCGGCTCCAAGGAGCAGCGGGCCAACCCGGTCTCTTCGGCCGCCGAGGGGGGCAACATCCATGTCGTCTACGGGAACTGGAATGACGCCTGGTTCGACGAACTTCGCATCTACCCCAAGGGCACCCACGACGACCAGATCGACTCTCTCTCCGGTGCCCACTATGTGATGACCCGCAAGATGAGGAACAAGCGGGGCCGCAAAGCTCACCAGAGGTTCGGGTACTGATGCTGCGCTGGCTGGCACGCCGCCTGAACGGCCACCTGTGGCACGGTGAGGAGATCGCCCAGGCCTATCAGCGCCAACCGGACGGCCGGATGCTACCTTCCGGGATGATCGTCCACATGAGATGCTTGAGATGCGGCAAGGTCGAGAAGCGCCATGTTGGTGCTCGCCCCCCCACCCAAATGCCCGTATCCTTGGGCCGAGCAGAACAGGAGTAACCCGTGGCCGTTCCCTTCGAAATCCCCGACGACGAGCGGCTGACCCAAGACGAGATCCTCGCCCTCGCCAACTACGCCTCCACGCGCCTCACCGAGCAACTCGACGACCTCGAATACTACCGCGACTACTACGACAACGAGCAAGACCTCAACTACGCCACCACCGAGTTCGTTCGGGCATTCGGAGCACAGTTCGAAGGCTTCTCAGCCAACCTGTGTGAGATCGTGGTCGATGCCGTCGAGGAACGAATCGACCTGGACCGCATCCTCTTCCGCGACGAGAACGGTGAGGTGGCCGAAGAGGCCTCAGACCGCATCTGGACGACCCTCCACCAGAACCGGTTCGAAACCCTCCAGAACGACCTGTACAACCGGGCCCTCGTCGAAGGCCGCTCGGCGGTCATCGTGTGGCCCGACCCGGTGCTCGGGGCCCGCATCGATGTCCAAGACCCGCAGAATGTGCTCGTCGTCTACGACTCCGACGACAACCGCAAAGTCGCCTACGCCATCAAGCGCTGGGTCACCAACACGGGCGAGGTGCGCCTCAACCTGTACCTGCCCGACTACCTGTACAAGTTCCGTTCCTCCGGGCGCCGGCACCTCGCCTCGGTCAACGACGAGGCCGAACGGCGCCAGGCTGCCTCCGAAGCGTCCGGTTTCGAACCGCGTCCCCCCGAGGAGACCGGTGACCCCTCCTGGCCGCTCCCGAACCCGTTCGGTGAAGTCCCGGTCGTTGAGTTCTACGGCCGCAAGCGTCGCTCCGAACTGCTGAACATCACCCCCCTGCAGGACATGCTGAACAAGTTCCTCGTCAACATGTCCGTGACCGGCGACTTCGGGGCGTACCGCCAGAAGTACATCGTGTCTTCGAACACGGAACCGGACGGCGGCTGGAAGTCCTCACCCGGCTATGTGTGGCATCTGATGCCCGAGGTGGATGTGGAAGGCAAGCCGCTTCCCACCCAGATCGGCTCCCTCGAAGAGACCGACCCTCGAGGCTATGTCCTCATCCTCGAATCCCTGCTGCAACTCATCACCACCATCTCGAAGACCCCCACCTACTACTTCTTCCAGACCTCCAAGGCCGGCGGCCGTGGCGACGCCCCCTCCGGCGACTCTCTCCGGGTCACCGAAACGGGCCTCATCAAGAAGTGCGAGAAGCTGATGGAGTCCTGGTCCCCACAGTGGGTGCAGGTCGGCCGGCTCATCTGGAAGGCCATAGGCGACTCTTCTCTCCCCGATGTCGGTGAGTGCTCCTGGGCCAACCCCCAGGCTCAATTCATGGCGATGCTGTTGGAGGAAGGCCGGCGCATGGTCGAAGACCTTCAACTTCCGCCCGAGATGGCATGGCGGCATATCGGACTGTCCGAACGGCAGATCCAGGAGGCCCGTGCTTGGCGGGATGAGAACCAGCCTCTCGGCCAGGTGGTCACCCGTGTGAATGTCATCGAGGAGGAGCCCACACCCGAGAATGTGGAACTCTCACAGTCTGCAGTTCCGAACGCAGCCCAGCAGTGATTCTTGGCAGAACAGCCCTCACTGCTCTAGGCTGTCGAACATAGGTTCCCTAGCGTGCCGGGCATGGTACGCACCGAAGCTGGCCGGTAATGCGAGCACCCGAGGAGGGACAATGACCCGGTACATCGACCTGTATGGGGCAGAGGAGGAGGAAGGCACCGACGAGGAGGCTGAGGGCGAGGAGGAGTCGCAAGAAGCCCCCGAAACCCGAACGGTTACTGCCGAGGAACTCGAGAGCATTGCCGCTCGAGCCGCCGGTAGGGGCTCCCGAAAGGCCACCAAGGAACTTGCCAAAGAACTCGGATTCGCATCCCTAGCAGCCATGAAAGACTTCGTGGCCCAGCAGAAAGAAGCCCGAGACAAGGCCCGTTCCGAGGAGGAAAAGGTCAAGGAGGAAGCCGCTCAAGAGCGTCAAGCAGCAGCCCAGGAGCGCCAAGCTCTCCGCAGGGAGAGGCTCCAGCTTGAGATCCAGAAAGGCATCGTCGGTACCGGAATCACCCAGCAACAGAAGGTCGATCGGATCACAGCCCTCGTGAGAGAAGAACTGGACCCTGAACTCGACGAGGAGGATTGGGGCACAGGAGTGAGCGAAGCGATCGAGGCGATCCGCAAGGACATGCCCGAACTCTTCACTCCCCCGAAGCCTCCCCCCGGATCGGGCGATGGCGGGGCCCACGGAGGCTCCACTCGGGACGACAAGAAGGATCGAGAAGATCAGTGGGAGGCGGAGTTCCGCCGCAAGGGAATGGTCCCTTTCCCACAGTAGGAAGGAAGCACGACAGATGGCACGACCTGACAAGGTCTACAGCCGATTTCGTGCGGTGGTCGGCACTGCCGCCCTCACCGGACAGTTCGGGGCTGCGACAACCCCCGATCTGATCTGTGTCGAGGTCGGGACCGACGGCAAGCTCTACGCCTCCCCGCAGGGTGGCGCCGAGGGTGTCGTCTGGACCCCCGAAGGCAAGGCCGATCCCACGGTCTCGAACTTCAATGTGGCCCCCATCGGTGCAACCGTCACTGTCTTCACCAGTGCCGAGTTCACGGACGACCTCGACGCCCTCGTTGCGGGCGACAAGGTCTGGTCCGCTGCCTCGGGCGATGTGGTGGAGTCCGCTCCGGGCACCGGTACGGTCCAGAGGATCGGGGTCGTGGTCACCGACGACACCGGCGACGACCGACTCATCATCAATGTGCCCCTCGCTGACTAGGAGAATGCCATGAGCGAACGACTCATCGCTGCCTCCTTCGAGGAGGCACTCGAACTGTTCACCCACAAGTACGGGCCCCTGTACGGGAAGGCCCCCGATCTGTACGGCGCAGACGATGCCCCGATGGGCTATCACGCTCGTTCGGATGTCGGTGAACGCTCCACCGTTGACGGAACGCCGCTCTCCACCATGTGGGACGACTTCACGGCACGGCTGGCGCTGTTCAACCGGCAGGCGGACGGCTTCGTTTCGAAGGTGACCTTCCCCGTGACGGTCACCAACGACCGGGTGGCGATTCCTCGCCGGGCCCGGATGGAGCCGGCCACCGAGTTCGGTCAGCCGACGCTGATCCGCACCGAGCGTGTCGCCCGGGCCTACTACCTGAACCACTACGACCTCGGTTTCGGTTTCACTCTCGAGTTCCTCGACGATGCGACCGACGCTGAGATCGTGGCCATCAGGTCGTTGGCCGAAGAGGCGTATTCGCGCCGGATGCGTCAGGAGATCCTTGAGATCCTGTTCGAGTCCTCGAACTTCACGGACACCAAGGAAGGCCTGAACATCAAGAAGCTCTACAACGCCGATGGGGAGATCCCACCGGAGTACGAGGGCTACACCCATGACGGCACCCACACCCACTACCTGTACACGGCAGGTACCTCCCTGGCTTCCACCGATGTGGATGCGATGGAGACCCACCTCGTCCACCACGGGTATGGGGACCGCACCGCCGAAGGTGCAGGCGGCAACCTGGAACTGCATGTTCCTCGTGGCCTGATCTCCACCGTTCGGGGCTTCACCGGGTACATCCCGGCAGCCACCGCCTCGATCCTCACCGAACTGGACGGTTCCGGCGTCATCGTCGGACGCACCCCCGGTTCCGGCGAGGCCAACATCGAGGGCTACTACGGGCGGTTCGCCGTGATCGAGAACAACTCGATCCCGGCCGGCTATGTCATGGGCCTGGCGACCGGCGGCGCTTTCGCCGTCCAGAACCCGGTCGGGTTGCGGCGCCACCGCAATCCTTCCGCTCAGGGTCTGCGGCTCAACCCGGGCCGCAGGGACTACCCGCTCCAGGACTCGTTCTACGACATGTATGTCGGTGGCGGTGTGCGACACCGCGGCGCCGCCGCACTCATGTATGTGGACACCGGTTCCGGCAGCGCCTGGGTGGATCCGACCTTCTAGGCACACGACGACCGAGCAGAGGGGTAGGGCCCACAGGCCCTACCCCTCTCTCCGAAAGGAGCATGATGCTCTCAGCGGAACAGGATGGGGTGATCGCCAAGGCCCGTATCGAATACGAGCGCCGAGGCCACCCGGAGTGGGTTGCTTCCCTGAACCATCAGATCCAGGCCGGTGTCCCGTTCGAGGATCTCGACTGGCCCGACCAGAAGCCCCCACCGAACATCTCCACCCGACCCCCGATCCGGCCCGAAACCGGCATCGACCTCGACCTGATCCACCTCCCACCCCGCTACGGCAAAGGCTCCAGCAACTCTTCCTGGCGGGAGTTCGCCAAGCTGGTCACCGACATCGAACCCGACATCATCGACGACCTCGGCCGGGACGACCTGATCCAGTTGCTCGAGGACCGCGATGTCATCGACCCGGCCCCGTTCGATGACTGACCTCCCTGTCGGGCAGCCGGTCAATGTCCATCTCCTCGAGGCTCTCTTCCCCACCGAGGACTCCAGCCTCCGGGTCCACAAGGACGATCAGCAGCGGCTCGAGCATCTGCTCACCGCCGTCTACGCTCTCCTCCACAGTGGCCGGATGCGGGTCGAAGCAGTCTCCGACTATCAGACCCGCTTCGAGATGATTCCCGAAGCCGGCCTGGAACCCTCCGACCGTCTGATCGAACCCGGCCTGTACGCTGTGGTTCGGATCACCGGCATCGACGAGGAAGCCGTCCTGGCCCGAACTGCCGAGCCCCCCGCACCGCCGAAGGCGCTCACCGACGAACAGTCCCAGATCCTGAACGCAGTGTCCAGCAATTGGGACTGGTCGGGTGAGCATCCAATGCCGGCTATGGAAACGCTGCGCTGCCTGTGCGGCAACACCTCTTGGTCACCCCGGTACTGGATCTATCACGATTACGCCAACACCGACGAACCCGAAAGCCACCGCTTCAGGTTCAGGTGTGATGTTTCGATGAAGTGTGTGACCCCGAAAGAAGGTAACGGACGAGGCTGTGGGTTCGTAGGCACTTGGGGCGTCATCGTCCCCGACGATTGGTGGGTTGCTCGCCAAAAGAAGCCCATCAAGGTATCGTGGCGTGAAGTCAAGGGTGCTGCAGCTAGAGGAGGAAAGTAGACATGGCTGGCTGGACAAACGCAGCCGAAGTGGAGATCCTGGAATACTGGTTCCGGGGCACTGCTCTGACCTCCCCGGCGGCGATCGGGCTGTTCATCACGGTTCCGACCACCGATGCCGGGGCCGGCGGAACGGAGGCCACCGGAGGCGCCTACGCTCGAGTCGCTTTCGCAGCGAGCACGACCAATTGGGCGGCAGCTTCCGGGGCCGACCCTTCGACGATCGCCAACGCTGCGGCGGTGAGCTTCACCACCGCTACCGGAACATGGGGCGGCGACTCGACGGTCAAGGGCTGGGGCTATTGGGACCAGACGACGGTCACCGGCTCCACCCTGCTGGCGTTCGGGACGCTCGCTTCGAACAAGACGATCGGGAACGGCGACAAGCCCTCCTTCGCGATCGGGGCTCTCGTCTTCAAGTTGGGTGACCCGGGCGACAGCTACTAGGCCGAGGCTTCACGGGGCGGGTCGCTTCCTGGCGGGGGAGCCGCCCGCCCCCTTACCTTGAGAGGTGTGAACCGTGGCCGACACAGTCTGGGACCAGGCAGCGTTCGACAATGCCTACCGTCGGTACGACTACGATCTCGGCAGCATGGTCCCGTCGTACCGTCGGGACTACATGCGGGACTCGGACCAGTGGCGGCAGGAACTGCTCCAGTTGGGTCTCCAGTTGCCCGGCTTCACACCCGGCAAATACATCCTGGTTGTCGGCTGCGGGTTCGGCTGGTCGATTGAGTACGCCATCGATGAGTGGGGCCACAACCGCATCTGGGGCACCGACATCTCAGCGTTCATCCAGAGCAACAAGAACGCTGGGGGCAGCCTCGGTACCGCACAGTCCCGCCCCGATGTAGCGCCGCTGGTCTTCGACATCGACATCACCGATCCGAACGCCGTCAATCTCCTCAAGTCGGCCGGTGCCGGTCAGAACGGCAAGTTCGATTGGGTCATCACCGAAGAGGTCGTGGAGGGTATCGATCCGGTGAACCTGTCGGGGTTCCTCGACGCTTGTGAGGTGCTGCTGCGCCCGCAGGGCAATGTCGGTCACATCGTCACGACCGAACTCACCCCACCTGGCGAGGGCGACCGCCACGATCGGACGCTCGGCATCCGCTGGCGCAGCCTGGAAGATTGGGTGGCTGAGAGGCCGAGCCACTACTGGTTGACGATTGACGGGTGGCGGCTTGGAGGCGGTGTCTGATGGCCGCCAAAGGCACCATCTTCAACACCCTCTCGACCTGGATCACCTCCGTCTACAAACACGCTCCGGTCCTCTGCTCGTCTTGGGGCAACCTGTATGTCTTCATCCCGACCTCCGACGGCAGCACCTACACCCGCATCGAGGTCTACCGCTCCACCGACGGAGGCACGAACTGGGCACTCCTCAACGCCAACTACTGGACGCCCACGAACATCGGCTCGCTGTCAGACGCAATCGAAGGGATGCATGTCTCCCAGAACGGTGACGAGTTCCGTATCCTCATCACCTACTTCGGCTCCCCTGACACCTACATCACCGAGTACAACACCTTCACACCGAACTCGTCCGGCACCGGGACATGGGGCACCCAGCAGACCGTCTACAACTCGACTGCCGGTGAAGACCTCACCCCCACCTACGCCACTTGCGACCTCGTGGAACGGTCAGACGGTGACCTCGTAGCGTTCCACCACTACACCCCTGAGAAGATCAAGGGCACCATCTACGGTCGGCTCGCAGCGACAGTCGATTCCGGGTCAGGGTTCGGCACTCCGGTCGTGAAAGACGCTGGGGTGGCGAACTCGTACAAGGGCGGCAGCGGAGCGTGGGTCACTACCGCTGACTCGATGACCGTCGTGTACAAGATCAACACGACCGGAGCGGGCGGGCTGGTCTCCTCGTCCTTTAACGCTTCCGACACCTGGGGCACCGGCCAGTCCACCATCGACTCGTCCGCCTACATCGCTCACCCGGCAGGCTCCTATATGGACGACAGCGGCACCGACCGGGAGTTGCTGCCGTACATGGACGGTACCGCCTACCTGTCGGCCTGGGAGAACACCGAAGGGTCCGGGTACACCCAGCGTTCGATCTCGGCCTTGTCGGGAGGCACCTTCAGGACAGGATGCGCGACCGCTGACCTTCTCGGGGATGACGCTCCGCAATGGTTCGCAGCCCACCTGGGCACCTCCGCAGGTGTCTACTACTACACGGCTGCGGGTGGCGGCACCTTCGACTCAGGCACCCAGGTTGATTCGACCACCGGACTCGACGAAGGCCCGTGCGTCTCCGTCTTCACTCACAACGCCACGAACGGTGGAGACACCGTGGCGGGCATCGTGTACGGAGTGTGGGCTGGCACTGACCTCTACTACGCCGAAGTCGTCCTCGCCTCCGGTGTCACCCCGGTCGCTGTGTCCGGTACTGGCACCGCATCGTCGAAGGGTGACGGGATTGCCCTGTCGGTCTCTCGGGCGATCTCTTCAACGACCGGCCGGGCCGCAGCAGCAGCGACCGCAGCAGCATCAGTCGAATATGCGCTAGACAGCACCGGTACGGCAGCGGCGCAAGCGTCGGCTGTTCTCGGAGTTGAGCGTCAGGTCAGCGGCACCGGCACCGCCGCATCTCAGGCGACAGCGTCGATCACCAAACTGATCGTACTGTCGTCGGCTACTGGTGAGGAGTTCCACGACCCAGATGCGGGTGCGTACATTCGGCAAATCGGGTATCAGCCGTCCGGTGTTGGGACAGTGACAGTTGGGTTGCCTTTCGGTACCGAAGTCGGCCACCTAGTTGTGCTGTTCACCTTGACGCGAGGATCATCGTGGACAGTCAAACCGACCGGATGGTCTTCGATTGTCGATACGATTGCTCTCCCGGCGACAAGTTCTTACGCCTATGCGTGGGCGAAGATCATGGAACCGTCGGACCTCGCGAACGGCAAGTCCGTCGATGTGCAGGTAGACGGTGCCTGTGATGTGATTGCGACTTCGTTGGCGTTTCCGAACCACACGAATGTTGTACCGGATTCAGATGAGGGCACCTGGAGAACAGCGTATGCCGCAGCGAACACAGCGTACTCACCGTCACTTGTTCTCAGCGGGGACCACAAACGAACATGGCTGACTGTCATCATCGCCCAGGACGACCTCGACAGCACATCACCCACCGCACCGACCAGTTACTCCCTCAAGGGTTACAACGAATATCTGGGTAGCGGATCGGGGTCGATCTCCCTTGCCTGGAGGAATCTGGAGACAAACGCAGAAACGCCTGGCACCTGGACACACGACCAGGGATCGGTGATCTGCGGTGTGACGCTCAGTTTGGAGGCCATTCCAACAGGTCAGGCAACTGCCCACAGCAGAGCGACTCTCGGACTTCTGTACGCACTGTCGGGTGCGGGAACTGCCGCATCGCAAGCGTCGGCCGATCTCACTGTCACTGCTGGCGCAATCGTTCTCGAAGGTACTGGCACTGCTGCCGCTCAGGCAACCGCCGACGCTGATGTCCTCTACGCCCTCACTGCCACCGGTACGGCCGCAGCGCAAGCGTCCGCTACCGCCGTTCGCACCCGCCTCATCACTTCCGACGGGCAGGCAGCCTCCCAGGCAGCAGCGACACTCGGGGTGCAACGGCCGCTCGCTTCCTCCACGAACGCAGCAGCGCAGACTACCGCCACCCTCGATGTTCTCACCTACCTGGACGGGACCGGTACCGCTGCCTCACAGGCCACTGCCACCCTTCTCAACACCCGCTACATCACCTCCCAAGGTGACGCAGCCGCTCAACCGACTGCCCTTCTCGGCATCCAGCGCCCCCTCGCTTCGGCCATCTCGGCAGCAGCCCAAGCAGACGCCGATCTCACCAACACCCGCTACATCACCTCCAGTGCTCCTGCAGCCGCTCAAGCCACTGCCACGCTCACCGTCGAAGAGGGCCTCCTCGAGATCAGCGGCACCGGAGCAGCCTCAGCCCAGGCGACGGCCACACTCGGAGTCGCCCTCCCCCTCACCTCCTCTACGAACGCTGCTGCAGCAGCCACAGCCACATCCACCCTCACCCGGTTCGTTACCTCCCAAGGCAATGCCTCCTCGGCCGCAACCGCCGACCTGGACGCCCTGTACGCTCTCACCTCCCAGGGCAATGCTTCGGCCCAAGCGTCTGCTGTCCTGTCCCTCGCCGGCCAGGTTCCCATTTTTGGGACCGGTACCGCTGCTGCTCGCCCGACCGCCACTCTCACCTCCCTCTACGCCCTCAACGCCGACGGCCAAGCTGCTGCCCAAACCACTGCCCAGCCCACACTTCAGCGCAACCTGACTTCCACGGCCCCGGCCGCCTCGCAGGCCACCGCTGCCCTCACCCTCGACCGGTACCTCACCGCCTCGGCCCCAGCCTCCGCTGCCAGCACCGCCAACCTCACCCGCATCTACACCCTCTCCTCGAGCGCCTCCGCAGCAGCCCAAACCTCAGCCGACCTCACCCTCCTCTACGCTCTCGCCACCTCAGCACCGGCCTCAGCGCAGGCCTCAGCCACCCTCACTCTCGGCTCCGAGATCCCTCTCGTTGGGTCCGGTGGTGCAGCGGCGCAAGCCGGCAGTGTGGAGATGTTGGTGGAGAGGAAGGTGGTGGGGAGTGGGCCGGCGGCAGCCGTGGCGGATGCGAGCGTGGGGGTGGAGAGAGCTCTGGCGAGCACTGGAGAGGCTGCAGCCCAAGGTTCGGCAACTGTGGTGCGGGGGCGGCTGGTGTCGTCGCAGGGGGAAGCAGCCTCGCAGGCCACCGCCACTCTCACCGGCCTGTGGTCGCTGTACGGGCAGGGGAACGCTTCCGCCCGGGCGACGGCCGTTGTGTCGCTTGCCGGCCAGATCCCGATCTTCGCCGTCGGTGCAGCCTCCGCTCAGGCCACTGCTTCCCTGTCGGCCGAATGGGCTCTCACCGCAGACGGCCGGGCCTCCGCAGCCTCAACGGCCACCCCGAGCCTTGAACGCCACCTGGCCGCTGCCGGCACTGCCTCCTCGGCCACTTCAGCGTCGATCACCGTCCAGCGCCCCATCGCCGGCACCGGCACAGCCTCTGCAGCCACCACAGCCGACATCACCAACACCCGGCTCATGTCCGGGTCGGGCACCTCGGCCGCTCAGGCTGCGGCCACTGTCCTGCTCGCCCGTTTCCTGGTCGGTGACGGCCGGAATGCTGCAGATGCCTCAGCGGCTGTGGGGATCGCTCGGGCCCTGCTCGCCTCGGGCGCCGCCTCCTCCGAAACCTCTGCTGCTCTGGCCGCCCAATGGGCCCTCGCTTCCGCAGCCTCCGCTTCCGCCCTAGCCGACGACATTCCGCTCATCCTGATCGGCGGCATCGTCCCGATGCTCGCATCCGGGAACGCTGCCGCTATCGCCCTAGCCACGCTGCTCATCACCCCACCCGTCACCCGCATTCTGGGGCGCCGCCATCCGGGCGATCCGGCCCGCAATGTGGGTTCCCCGTCCCGCACGGTTGGCTCCCCTTCCCGTTCGTCCGACCCGATCAACATCTACCATGACGGCGACG